ATTTACCGTTGTCGTCTCTTTTCTTAGAAGACTTTTTCTTCTTTGCTTTAGCTTCTTTAGCAGCTACTTGATCACTAAATGTACTCATATTTTATCAGTGGTGTTAGTTGGACAGTCGTACTCTCGTTTATCCCAAGGGAATTTCTTATCTTTAGGAGTACAGGTTTTTTTTAGATACTGTTTAACAGCAGCCTGTTTATTCTTTTTGTATTCAACGATTGGTACTACGTCATTACACATGGTATATACACGAGTACCTTCAGCTAACATGAAACCTTTGCGTTGAAGTTCAGCACATTTCAGTACACGTACAAGCTCATAATCAAGCCTCATCTTTTCTTCTTGCCGTGCGGCTATACGTCTACATTGTGCTAAACCCCTACGATCTAATGGGAACATGAAGTTGATTTGTCCTCCCCAGTTCTCAGCTACCGTGTAGCTTCTCTGTGTCATTTCATCGTCATAGGGAACCGTATGATTCCCCATGTAGAATGGGCTAAACGTCATAGTGGAACCATTACAGCTAACCCCAGAACCGTAGTGCTGCCTTGATGGAGCACCATTATTCTGGAATTGAACTGCTTGGTTCGTTACATTTCCAGTTGCTGCTGCAACAGGATTAGACACATTCTTAGTCTCACCTTCTGCTCTTACAGGAGCTACTGAGAGAAGACTGACAAGGAGACAGTAGTAGAGTCCGTTTCGATAGTTCTTTCTATCTCTGTGAGTTCGATGACTTGACTTGCTGCTCGTGTTACTACTTCTAGTGAGAAGTCGGAACCAGCTGTTGTCATGTTGAAGATCGAATCTGAATCTACTATACCTCCAGAACTTGCTGAGGAATGGGTTATGTTGTCCCCAGACCATTTGTTTAACGCTGCTCCATAGGTGGTTGTTGTTATCTCTTCTGTTATTTCTTGAGATGTAGTTGTTGTACTGTTCATTGACCCTTGGGTGAAGTTGGGTTGTACTAATTCAGCCTTTACTACCGTGGGTGATACCAGTAGGAAAAGTAAAAGCCATTTGTTCATGTTTCTTTCTTTTTAGCCATTGGACAATCTACGGTTTGTGGTTTGCCATTGTTCTTATTACCAGTGGTCAAGCCGAATGTTGCGAGGGCGCCCGTAAAGACCGACGCAACGAACGTGATATCTGAGTTACCTGATTTCTTCACCATTGGTAATTCTACGTAGTTCATCGTAATGATGAATCCACTCCATACCACTACCCCTAATCTGACAAATGTACCAAGGATTTGGATTTGGGCTTCTTGATCCTCAGCAGCATCTTTCAGCTTTCCAAGGACTCCTTTTTTTTCTGGCGGTTTTCCTTCCATTTATCAACTTTTTTCTGTAGGAACTTTTGTACTTGTTTTTTAATCTTGTTAAAGAAAGGTGTAGCAAGGGTGGTAGTGGCTACAGCTGCAACAGCTGCATAGGTAGCAGTAGCTACGACTTCTGCTGTTGGTAAGGGTAGATCTATTTTTACAACTGGTACTTTAAAAGTAGGCTGTTCGGTTTGTGTTTCTGCATCTTCTGTTTCCTCTGGTACTTCATCTAGTGCAACTCCAGCTGGAGCTTTCAAATTACTAGGAGGTATCACCACAGGAGGAAACACTGGCATCTCTGCTGTTGGTTGCTTTAGAGGGATGCTAGGCATATCTAAAGCTTTAGGTAGTTTAGGAACCTTCACCTAGCTCCAAGGTTTACCTACACCTGTTGTTGGAGTCTTCTGCTCGTTAACACCGTTCTCTACAGCAGCTTCAATAGCAGCTACAGTACCAGCTTTATCAGCATCTAGTTTTGCCTTTACCCAACCAAGTACTGTTGCTTCAGTAAGGTCAGCATAAGGAACTAGAGTATCAGGCTTAGGTAGATCAACCTCACCTGTAGCTCTAAATTTATAAGTACCATCTTCACCGTTAACACGGTAGATAACTTTTGATACATACCCATCTGCTAGTTCACGCTGAAGGGTGTTTACTTGCCAAGTTTTTGTTGCCATGATTGTTTTTTTGTTAATTAATTTTTATTTTACCAAGGTAATCCAGTACCAAGGTTAAGTGTTTCTTCTTCAATAGAAGATACAGTGTTAGCTTTATCAGCATCTAGTTTTGCTTTTACCCATCCAACTACTACTGTTTCAGTTAGGTCAGCATAAGGTACCAAAGAAGCTGGTCTGGGGAGACTTACTGTACCAGCGTATCCCCATTCATTATCTTCATCTTTCCCATCAAAAGAATAAGAGGCTTTA